AAAGCTGCTGACGGGAATCGGACCCGTAAAATACAACGGTTTTATGCGGTTTCCAGGCTCCGTGTTGCATATCGTGTTGCATATTTCCGAAGATGGTATAATATTTATAGAAGCGTCAGTGTAAAAATCTGGCGCTTTTATATTGAATTAGAATCCTCTATGTACCAGATTTCCTGCGCGCCATTATCTTGACTATGCCAGCATGCCCCCTCCAATAGACCGTTTGGTGTAGGGTCAAAGTAATACCAATCCCCCGAACCGTCATCCGGGTCACATGTACTGCCATTCCATCGGTGCCAGCTGGTACAAGCATAACCATCCTTATTGAATAGATACCAATGGTGATTTATGATACACCACTTATTAGCCGGGTAACTTCCATCCGGTCTGCGGTACCACCAGCCGTTATTATCCTTAATCCAGCCTGTGCGCTCCTGCTCAGTCCAGGTTTTCATAAATTGTTCTGGATTTTGGTACAATTTTTTGATTCCACTGGTGGAGCTGCCCCAATCAGGAAGTTGAAAATGTGGCTTGTCCACAGGAGACTTCCAGTTTCCTCCCCATTCAAGGCCGATAGATACGCCAATAGCACCTACACGGTTAAAGAAGCCGCCTATTTCGTTATAGGCTCCAGCGCCATCATTGCGGAATATATCAAAAGCCGTTCCCCACTGATGATAGGAGCTGTAGCTGCTGCCGGGAGCATTAGTTACAATGTTCCCCGGTTTAGTCCTGCCCTGAGCGTATAAAGCATCCTGTTCTGCCACGGTTCGCAGTGTTTCGCCTATCTTAATTTTCAATCCCTGTTTATTGCATTCATCCACCAATTGACCTGCTAAAAGCTGCAAGCGTGGATGGCACAATGTGATATCTCTCATAATCATCCTCCGATTATACTGTTTTTCTGCTGCTCTGTAATCCATCCAATTGACACAGCCCGGTTGAGTTCAGCAACAGTTAATGGCCCTTTACCATTGTTATATAGCCTTTTTAAAGTTGTATACATGTTACACCTCCAGCTGGCTTAAAATTATTGCATCCACTGTATCCTGCAATGTCTGCACTGTGTCCCGGATATCTGGCCTACGAAGTTTAACAACCATAACAGTATCCTTCACTTCATTGGTTTCATAATTCGGCGCTTCCTCGGTTCCTGTATTTACTGTTTCAGAGGATATGACATAATCCATTTTCTTGCGCATCTCCACCAGCTGAGTAAATCCGGTTTTTACTTCAATCGGCTGACCGTCCAAACCAAGTATGTAAAATCTTTCTGTGTTTGTCGGATTAAATTCAGTTTCTGCCGTTTCAAAACTGTCTAAGCCCGGAAGAAACGACAGGGTTAGGTAATCGCCTGATTCTTCCACCCCGTTTGTTATTAATTCGTATTTTGTGTTGTTTAATAGTTTTAATTGGTTCATTTTACTCCTTTCATTGGTATGTTTTTTATATAGCAAATAGCAATTTAGAAGAGTTATCAGGCGCTATCATTGGTATGGGTGTAGATGCGATATCAGCTGACGTTGACAATAAAAAAATTGGTATTTGGGTAGATGGTATGGTAGTAGGTACTATTACATTTACTCCCAAATGATTATTTACAGTTATCCCATTGGCTGCGGCACCATGATTTTATTTATATTAATCATTTTGCAACAGCGACCCATGTAACATCTGGGGCAAAAGTCTCGGTATACGCATTTGCAATCCTTATTTTAAATCCGGTTGTTGTTACATCCCATACTATCGGTGCTAAATAACCATAATTAGGGTTTGTTGTGCCAGAGTGTAAAGTTGCAACAACTTCTGGCAGTTTAGAAAACTCTTTTTCAAATGTAATTGCGTATTCCACGACGCTGTTTCCCTTCGCGCTAATGCCAGTTTTTGTTCCAGCTTGAATATCGCTACTAAACTTTTCTAAATTGCTATTTGCAGTAGCAATATCTTCCTTATTTTTTGTAATTTCTTGCTGCATCGAATAAGCCAGTGAGGATGATGGAACTGTGGTTTTCGAATTTGTTTGCACAGTTGAAATCAATGTTTTTAGTGCATCAATTATCTGATTAGCTTTTTCGACTGTTTCAGCCAGTTTATTTTCTGTTTTATTAAGATTGTCAGCATCAATATCTGGTTCTGAATTATTTACATAATTAGTTGGATTATAGTTGTTCATTTTTTCTAAATCATTTATTGCCATGCGCTCCTCCTATATGCTGCATTTTAATTCCCTTAATGTCATATTGACAACTGATGTACTTGCTGTGGTCCGCATAAATAGCGATATATATATGAATCGTGTTCCAGTAATATTGGATACATCAAAACTATTCGTCTTTAAATTACCCGATGTATTTGGTATTTCTCTCCTCCAATAATCTCCCAGTCCAGTATTATAATCTTTTCCGGAACCGCTGGACGCTCGCATATATATGTAATCACTAACATATCCAGTAGCCAGAATCATTTCACACCCACCAGATGCGTTGGCAAGAGAATATTTCAATGTTATTCGGTTGATATTATCAAAGTTAAGAGGAACATTAAATACAATTGCCGTTGTTACATAATCTGTGCTAAGAGGGTTTTCGATATGGATGTTATCTCGCCCAAATGTCACGTCCCCCTTGTAGTATGGCAGACCTGCAGGCCGACCAAATGAAGGAAACGAGCTTACTGATTGTCCTGGTGCAAACACGCCATTATAATATGGTGTATACGGGTCGTTATTTTCATATCCTTCATATTCTCCTACAATAGTTGTTTCCCCAATTTTAATAACAACACCTTTCTTTATATTAGATGGTGTTAAATTCGGGAGACTTGCAGTAACAACATCACCAGTCATATATTTTCCGGTTGTTTTAACAGTCTGTAACTCTGCACGGGGAACAATGTATTGTTCTCCTAACGTAGGAACATTTTGTATTACTGTACTACCGTTCTCATAAAATCCTTCCCCAAGAGTTAAAGTTTGATTTAACTGTAATTCGTATCTATTGGATGGAATAATTGGCATTGTTCCGATTTGTTCATCATCACTTCCACGGCCTAAAAATATTTTTCCATTCTTTACGCTTGATGAAATGGCAGTTAAATCACTTGTATCTGCGTTAGCTCCATTTTTTTTAATTATACAATCAGCCATTTTAATCAACCCATCCCTCAAATGTTCCTGTATATGGACCTATTTGTACTCCTTTTCGTATTACATCATTTGAAATCCCTACAATACCTCCAACAAAAACATCGCCTGTCATATATGTACCTTTAACTCCTGCTCTTGTACCATTTATTGTCGGGTCAACATATTGTGCTCCTAAAGTTGGGATATCCTGTTTTAATGTAATCGAGACAAAATACCCCTCTGGAATGTAAAATCTTCCGTTAATCGGAAAATCATGTTCTACATTATAATAAGTAGGCATAGTTCCTTCTTGTGCGTTTTCAGTCCCGGCGCCAATAAAAGTCTGTCCATATTTAACATCCTCTGGTTTTGCAGTGAGATAATCATTATTAAACATACCACCATTATAGAGTATACATTCTGCCATATTAATCACCTGCTCCTTTCACCAGAATCTGAAAATCGGAAGATGGTTTGGAACCATAACAGTATAATGTAACAATTCCATTTCCACTTTCGGTTCTATCGACATATCCAAAAGCCTTTTTTCTCTCTCTGGCTACACTTGCAGTTGGGTCATCTCCCAAGTATGGACCGCCAATAATAAGTCCCGTTTCCTCCTTTGCTCCCGGTACACTGACCGTCTGAGAATACGGGACAGATGTACTCCAATTTGCTGAAGGAACCATAATCCTTTTTATACCTTTGATATTTTCGATTTCAGAGTTGTTTTGCAATACCGCTTTGTTGGTTTCATTAATATCATCCGCAGAAAAAATATCTCCGATTTCTTGATACTCTGTTTTATCTTCAAGCGTTGTTAGGCCGGTTAATGTATCTGTGGTCATTTTGTATTTACGCAGGCCAGAAAACTTATCATTTTTAAAGTTTGTTTTTAAATTCATAGTTTGATACCTCTGTTACCAAGGACTTTGGTTCCTAATTTGAACGACAAATATTGAGGACCCGGATAGGATTTTTCAATCAAATTGCCTAAATCATAAATGATTTTTTCAATGGCATTGGCTTGATAAATTGATGTGTATGTTATCTTCTCGGGAGTAAGTGGAGTGCTGCTGTCTGTATAGTATGCATTTCTTATTGCAACTATATTTTTTCTCAGACGTTCCATTTCTTTATCCGTTCTATGGTCCTCTGGTTTCCAATTTAGCTTGTTATTTGTTGTATTTCTATATCCATACTGATTAAGGACATAAGATACCCATTTAACTGCCTGTTCGATACGGTTGAGGTCTTTGTAATCAATGTAAGCTTTGTCGGTTAATTCTATTATGTCTGACTGAGTACGGTCAAAAATAAGGGATTCTAAATACTTACTCATGTATTTTTACCTCTGCCTTAATTTCGTTGGGAGAAAAGCTATAATTATAGCTCTCAATGATACCTGTGCGGTATCCATCGTAATCTGTATCAATCTTGACTTTCTGTCCTAATTTTTTTGTTCCAATAAGAACATCCCCCACCACATTTTCTGCTCGCTGATAATATGCATATACGCGGTCAAGCACTTGCTGCGCATTACCACTATAAACCAATGTTGCGTCTGTTACTTCACGGATGTTTTTATTAAATATAATATCTGGATTTTCTTTAAGGATTGATGTGGTGAGATGGTTGTATCTCTTACCAATCAGTGTTACATTTCCACCAGTTCCAGTTATATAGGCATAGTTATCCCCATGCTGACCAATGATTCCACCAGTTATGTCCAGGCTGTGATAAGGCTCGCTAAAAATAATCTCTGCTGTTCCATTTAAAGTATCATTATATAATTCTTGCGTTTCATCAGATTTTTGATAAGTATGTACTGTCAGCCTGATTCCAGTAACAATATCAGAATGCTCTAATGTAACACCGGAAAACACTTCATCCGACAAGAATTCACCACTCAAAGCATTCTCCTGTGGATATATAACAATTCCATCATAATTGCTTGTATCTGCAATAGCTCCAATAGCAAAGCATATGTATACTAATGCGTTTCTCTTTGTGGTATACGGTATGTATCCATAAAGCGGAATATCTGAAAATGATTCATCCAACAAATAATTAAAATCTTCATTCTCAAATATTTTTTCTAATACTTCAGAAACCGTCTGGCCCGTATATATTCCTCCAGCGAACTCATTACCATCCAATACACCCACTGCATCATGCGCGTCCATATGGTAATCTGTTTTATTTTTCCTTGCGCCGTTTTTAAGATAAAAATTTCCTATCAACTCACCGTTGAAATACAAAGTAAGTTTCTGCTTTTTTTGCAAATCAAACGGTATATTAGATGTTGTTCTGACTGTAAAATTCAAAGTGTTGATACTTATGCTTTCTGATATGGCATTGATTTCTTGTAAACAGTTTCTTTCCAGCAATTCGTTGTCCAGAAAGTCTCTGTATATTCCATAATCTATTCTGGTGACAAATACCGGCCTGATGGGTTTTGATGTCTGTAAAAATGTGATTTCCAGCTTGTTATATCCTCTCACATAATTATTACAAAAATATCGCACTGAATCCGGGTAAAACTCCATATCTGACAATAGGCTATTATCCGAGTACCACTTAATTCTCATTCTGGTGCAATAATCGCCCGACATCATATTAAAAGTAAAAAGCAGCCCTACACTGGCAAATTTCTGATTAAATGTCACTGTTAACATGGGGGATTCAATCAACGTTTCAGTTGTTGATTTCGGGTATAAAAACATTCCTGGATGCAAACCCATTTGAGGTTTAAGCCCCTGGCTCTGCTTAACATACCCAAACAATCCCTGCTCATTTGATACTTCCGGGCTTATGTATCCGTAAGGAAGCGGATTATCAGGAAAATTAATATACTTTCCATTTAGCAATGAAAATCTTGGAAAACATAAAGCGTATCCAGGATAAGAAATATCATCCCGCTTTAATTCCGGGAATTCTTGCTCTGTTATCGTCCCGCGCGGATGTAAGCCAGGGCCTGGATGAAGCCCTAATCTCGGTCTTAATCCAGGTCTTGTAATGGATGCTGTACTATTTTCTTTAGCATAAGGGGCCAAATCGTCATAAACAATCTTTAATCCCTCAGTGTTCTGTTCTGCGTCAGATAATATGGATTGCTTTAAAAACACATCATGGCCTCCTCTGCGGCTCCATAGCGGTAAAGGTAATAGATAACCCGGTCCAATGGTTACGCTGCCCTTCTTTTCCATTCTTGTTGATTTTTATTTCATCATCCCCGCTTGTTATGTATGCTTCAAACTCTTTGGTTTCCTGTCCGTAAGGAAATACCATATTGTGAGACTCAACCGGGGCAGATATGATTTCGTAGAACGTATCATAGTCAGCCGGATTACTTCTTTCCGCATCAATATCAAGCGTATAATTGTAAAATGTACCAATGATATCCCGGTGCATCCGGTAAGATTGCAAACGTCCAGAATTTTCACTATCAGCAACCGAAAAATTCCGTTTTAAGGATTTTACCCATAGACGAAGATTAACTCCGTCTATGGTAAATACTCCGTTTCCATTCTGCGCCATTATGCACTCCCTTCTGTTACCATCGTTACACCTACACGGTTCTTTTCGTTTTTTCCAAATTTGACCACGAGCTGACCAAACCTTGTACCATCAAGTATTAGCTCCGCTTTGGCAATCTGATTTCCACCAGATATATTGCTTTCTGCCAGTGCTTCTTTAAGGGCTTGTTTCATGGTTGACAGCGGGGATACCACTTCTGTTTCACGGTTGTTGTCTCCCAGGATAGCCGCAAACATTCCGGCCCGTGGTGGTACTACTGTACCGGTTGCAAGCATCGGCATTCTATAGGGAACTGCCGCGTAGGTAGATATTGGGTATCTTGCAGTGCCTGAATATGCCGAACGTGATGTTCCTCTACTGCTTGCACTTGATGCTATGCTGGAAAGTGATAATCCTGCAATTGCTGCCACTGATGCAGCTAATGCAAGCCCAACAAAATCTTTAAGCTGATATGAAATAAGTGCGACAACTAATGCAATTGCACCAGCTACAGCAATTATTTTTGTTGCTAATTTTTCTTCAGGAGTCATTTTATCCCAAGCTTTTGCCACTTGTGCAGCTAAAGATATTATCGAACCTATCACTAATACAATTGCGCCAAATTTCAAATCAATTTGCCCTAGAAATCCCAATAATGTTGGAATAGTATTAAAGAATCTACCTAAATCAGAAATTAATTTTGTTATTGTCCAGGCGGCAAAAAAAGATAATACAGCTATTGTAATATTTTCAATTGTTGTTTGATGTTGACTAGCCCAGTTGGAAAATTTAGAAAGCCATTCTGTTAATTTTTGTAATGCAGCTATAATAACTTCTCCGGTCCATTGGCCTAACGGCTGTAAAAATTCTTCCCATAACCATATTCCCAAAGGCTTAAGTGCATCAATCACACTATGTATTGCTTTTAATGCTGCCGCAATTAAATCAAATACTGTTGGTAACGCTTGCTCTACTCCCCATTTTGCAATCGGAAGTAAAACGTTGTTCAGAAACCACAATAGTAAATTACCCACATCAGATACAAGCGGTCTTATAGCTATTAATATCCGGTCAAAACTTTCTAATAATGGTGAGAAGTCCAAATTGCCTGACCACTCTTTTAAACTTTCTGATGCTTGACGGAAAAATCCTGTTATTTCAAGAATGATATCTCCAAGATGCCTTAAAATGTTTGTTCCAGTATCCCCGGATACCCATGCCTTATCAAAATTGGTGACTAAATTTCCGACCGTATCAACCAGATTTGCAAATGTGATTAGTAAATCATCTGTTATTGCTTTCCCATATCCCTCTACGTTCCACACCTGCATGAATGATGCGCCCACATCACTTGCAAGTTGTTTAATAGCCGAAAAAGTATTTTGCAGTGATTTCATTACCTGCGGGCCATTTTCAAGCCATGATTCCTTAAGCGGGTCGAATAGCTTTCCGAGCGTATCCTTTATTGCTTCTGCCTGCAACTTAATGTCATTGGATACTTCCTCAGTGGTAAACATATCCTCCGGTTTAAGTTCGTTCTTATCTTCTTTCTTTTTCTTCCCAGTTGTTATCTGTATCAGCTTATCAAATGGTGCTAATGCCTTTTCGGTTTCTTTGGCTGCATCTTTGGTTTCATCCTTCGTCTTGTCCAGGCTATCAGCATAATCTTGCTGTACCTTAACCGCTTTAACAAACGTATCCTTTCCGGTTAATGCTGCCAGTAGTTGCGCCGTCCAGGTGACGGCCTGGGATAGTAAATTGATAAACTGAGTCAATGCCGGAGCTGCATACTCAACTAACGGGGAAAAGGCTGTGGCGAAAGAGTTTTTAAGCTGAGTCATACTGGACATCAGCATGGATAACGCCTTATTGGTATCATCCGAATACCGTGCCAAATTATCCATACCTTCTTTTAATCCGCCCGTTACTGCGGAAATGGCACGGAATACAGTGCTAAATAAGATAGATGTTGCAAGCATTCGGCCCAATCCCATTCGTGCACCTCGGGATGCTTTCTCAGTACCTTTTAATGATTTATTGAGCTTACTTCCACTTTTGCTTGCCTTCTTTTGTTCATTATCAACACCGAGCAGCTTTTTCTTGTAATCCTGCATTGCTTTTTTAGCCCGCTGCAATCCTGCCAATGCCTTATCGTATGGTGCATCTCCAAGCCCATAACCAGCCTTTTCGGCATAATATAATGCATCTTTATACCGGTCCACTTCATCTTGCAAATTGCGTACACTTGGTGTAAGACTTTGTATGGATTTAGAAGCAGATGAAAATGTATGTTTCATAATGCCTGGAATATCCTTAAAAGCCTGAGGTAGCAATTTTATATAATCCATTGTGCCGGATAGCGTCCTTTTGATATCTTCGCTGCCTGTTTTTGCACCATCCGTATTGATTTTAGTATCTATTAATACAGTTCCATCAGGTTGCAAAGATATCACCTCACTTTAGCAACTCTGCAAAATAATCAAATTCTTCTTTAGATTTGTCAGTGGATTTTTCAAGTTCACATAGCTTTTTATTGTTCTGTAAAAACTCCTGCTCCCACTTTTCTAAGCGCTTCCCTTTTGACAGTTTCTGCCGGATAGAAAGGACCTGAGAAAACAATCCGTCCCCAATTTCCATGAACCATCCGTAGAAAGTCCACCAATGGATTATCTGGCATCCGCGTGTTTCAAACCCTGCAATCCTGTTAACCGCTGGGAAAATAATTCCTGCGTCCTGTTCCCAGTCAATTACACGCGGTGATGGAGTATCTTCATGCACCACACCACAGTCGATAAACCATAATGCTTTTTCTGCCGCTTCTGTTAAATCGTGCGGAGGCGGGATAACGGGCCAGTAAAGAATTTCAAGCATTGCTTGTGTTTTCTCTGGGTCAGATAATTCTTCATCTGCAAAGGCTGATAAAATATCTAATATTGCCCGGAAGTCCTCACGGATTTCATAGTCTATTCCATTAACAGAGAGAGAATATGGGAGGGACCACGCTGCGCTCATTTTACGGGAAATGGGTATTTTCCCGGACCGGCATTATACGGTTGTGTATATTTTCCGGCCTTACTTTCCATTTCCGTAAAATTCTTACCGGTTTCCTGCTCTATGATTTTTTGGACACTTTCAAGTATTACCAGCGCCCAGGGGTCGCCATTTTCCATAGGGGTAAATGGACTGGCGATTTTGAAAAAACCGGAAGTATCGGCATTAAACAGATAATCAAACTTATCTTGCAGAGACTTTGCGTATCTGTTGATTGTCTCTAGGGAAAGTTCTTCCTTTTTTTTACTATCAAGAGTTTCTTTTAATTCCATCCACATATCCTCGAATGCTCTATACACATTCTGCTGCCGCTCGAATATGTCAAGGTCTGTTGGAACAAATTTAAAAGTTGCCAACACATCTCCATGCTGGTCAGTAAAATCGTAGTATTTAACCGGACTTTCAATATTTATTGGAATATTAGGCATGATTAATCTCCTTATTCGGACAACGAAGCAGGACTTGCCCCATCAGCCGTAAAAGCCATTGTTGTAGGGTCTACAGCGCCAAGAGTCCTATCACCTACATAATGCACTGTATGAGCTGCGGAAACACCTTTCAGTCCTCCTGCAAAGTCTCCCAACTCAACAACCCCCTCTTGCACCCATGCACGCATCTTTCCCGTGCTGTCGGTTTTGTATCGCTTTACACAAAGATATTTCAGCCGCAAATCTGACAGAGTTGCCCTTTCTTCCATAAGCGTATCTATCTTTTGAGCATATTTACTTTCGCCTGATACATTAGTCGGGTCCACTGTCATGCTTTCCGCATATCCGGTGATATCATAGTTATTATTTCCAAGCACATCCTGGCTTTCTTCCGTCTCTGGATTCATCGAAATCGGCATATCCTCAACGCCTTTTCCAATAATTTCAAGTTTATCTTTTGTGATATTTGTGGTGCTTCCATCAGTTATCCAAAAGACCATAAAGTCTTTTCTTTTTGCCTCTCCATCGGCATAAGTCCACGTTGCCACTGCTTTTCTCCTTTCAAACAAAAATAGAGCCATCACACAAGGCTCTGCGTCTTAGCGTCTGGCTCTACCATCTTTCAAAATCATATTTATATTCTATTGACACTGGAAGTATCCAGTCCTGCACACCACTTTCCTGCGGTTCCAGGCCATATGAGTTATCACGGGTAACTTTGGTTATCTTTCTTCCCTGGGATAATGTGGGATATTTTGATAATCGTTGCTCACTCCCATTAATCACAACCGGCTCCCGGCATAACCACTTTCCAAATGTATCAAGAAATTCCTGTATACTCATTTTCTGCCGCTCTTTTGTGGATGATGTACGGTATATAATATAGAAGGGATACTGGCAGGTATGGCGCACTCCACCCAGTACATCCTCAGTCTCAGAAAAGATTAAGGCTCCATTATCTGCCGAAAATGCAATCCCACTATCCTCGCCCAATTCTTCAAACTTAACGGTTTCATTTTCATACAAACCGGGGAATTGATTAAGCAAGGCCTTTACAGCGATTGTCAGCACATCATATCCGCTTGCGTCTTTTCCTATTGGTTTTCGTTCATCATCCACGCTTTCCACCTCCAGCCGTTTTCTTTACTTGCTTTATCCACTCTTTACCATCTGCTTTTTTGGCTGCGTCAAACCATTTAGCTTGTGCCTTAGGATGCGCTGTTTTGGTATATTGTAAATCCTCTTTTGCTTTGGTTTTTCCGCTATACTGGCTAACCAGCACTTTCTTTTCACCTTTTTTTGCCCATGTACTGCCTGTCACTGGGCTAACCATAGTTTTGCCCAGATATAAAAACCAACTAGTAATTCCATAGGCAGCATACACTTTTCCAATTCCTTGTATTGTGGCGCTTGCGGCTCTGGTAACATCCACAAAATCGCCTGTAACCATAGGCATAAAAGGAACCATACTATTCATGACATTTCCATCAAGCTCATACTGCGCACGCTGGAATTGTTTATCAAATCGGGATAATTTGAGCGTAATCTTTATCTCTCCATCAACAACGGAAAAGCCTTTAAAATGTGTTGTTTTACTTGCCATATTATTTCCCCAATATTTCAAAGTGAGGAATCACAGAGTATGGACCGCCAACAGAGGATACCAAATATACGAAGTCGTACCGGTTGTTCATATAGGCATAAAACCCGCCACGATAATTTTCATCGTTTACCGGTCCATTATCCCATACCCCTTCCCAGAAAAAACAATCATCCGATGCATCAAAGGTAATGGTATCGTCCAACAAATCATTTACCTGCCGCCTCCATTCCTTCGGAGGGAGCCACGGCAATTCTTTACCGTCTGCATCGCGGATTATCTGTTTGCCATCCTGTAATTCGTAAACTATGTGTAATTCGGCGTTGTCCGTGCTGTCTGACCCATATTTTTTTAGTATCGCGCCCTTGTCGGTATTAAGGTCAACGCCAGATAATACATGGGGATACCAAAGTCCAACGCCAGTTGTGGATGATTCATAATAGTTAAAAACAGTCACCGTGGCATTGTACATAAGGTATCCCCTCCATTATTTATTCATCTGCTTATACATCTGGTTAACCCCTGTAGCTGCCAGGCCAGATACAGCACCAACCGCTACAGCCGTGATATAGTCCGATGCTGGGAAATCTGGGATGGTCCCCATGCCAAGTGCACCCAGTATGCCACCCACAATAGCCATAATAACCGGAATCCATTCGTCCGGTATCTTCTTTGCCGCCTTGCATCCAAGGCCAACCACATAGCTCAGAGCCACAATAGCCACACATGTTCCTAATGTCGTAATGTCCATATTTACCCCATTCCGGCGTACAGCAATGGAACGCCACTATTATCTCTTACTCCCATCAGATACCCATTTGCTGTATCATACAGGAGTTTATTGGTTACTTGCTCATCCCCTGCCGCAGAGTATAGAGCACTCCAGGCTTTAGCGCCATTAGCTATTTCAGACGGGGATGCATAGCTGATGGATTCGGAACCGGATGACTTTGACGTGATAACGCCGGTGGTTGCGCCGCCGGTCCCGCTGGTTATGCTTCCAGCGGCGGCAGATAGCGCCTGTTTTTCTGCCAGTTCCAAACCATACAGCTTATCAGCTAAGGCACATACGGCTTTCTTGATTTTGGTCTGCGCTCGTTCATTGTCTGGGAGGCCATTAACCAATCGTTCAAATGTTATGATATCAAGAAAGTCGCTTGCCCGTTCTGCTTCTTTATCAAATGATTGGGAATCCGGTATGGCACTGCCGTAGTATTTTGTTGTGTAAAACTCATAGTCTGCATATGCCATATTGATTCCTCACTCACTCTGCCGTTTGCCTTTTTCTTTTAATGCTACACAGTTTAGTACATTTTGCCATGACTTCCGCGAGGGTATATTCCCCCATGGAATCCGTCATGGATGACTGTTCCTTGCTGTATGTCACCTTACCATCCTTGATGTCGACCGGGTACAGCCTCCCGTTTGATACCATGTAAGGCAGCCCGTCAATGATTGTAAACCTCATACTGTCCACCTTATCCGTTGGAAATAATCTGACCGATACGGATGTTCTTTGCCTTGTATGCAAGCTCCCAGTTAGCCTTGTCTCCAAGTTCCGTCTTGGTCGGGGATTCTCCGGCAATGCTTGCAACCTTGAGATTGAAGCCGTTCGGATGCAGTACACGGCCTTCCTTAGTATACAGTTTCTCGATACCTGCCTTGGTCTCCGCATCATAGTCTGTGTAGTACGGCTCATTGTAATTGGTCTTCTCTGCCGTCAAGATGGAACCCTGACCCACGATTGTGGTGATGTACTTCGGGACATCGCCAGATGTATCTACCGTGAACCGGTCAGACACTACCGGGATGAGGCCGTTGATTGTCGGGAGGTTGACCTCCGATGTCATGGCATTCTGGATGGTATACTTGTTATAGTTCACAAGCCCCATTGCCTGGTATCTCGCAAATATGAGTGAGTTCATGATTGCGATTCCGAAACCGTTCGCCATGTCCCCAAGGGCCTTCTGCTGCGCATAAATCATGGTCGTTTCGTCAATCCTGTTGGCATCCTGTACGCTGCTCCCCTCCGAAAGGGCGATGTTGTATACATGGTCTTTCATCGAATCCAGCCCCATGACCGCATTCACGATGTTCATGAGTTCGGCCTCCCATACCTGCCGATAATAGTCGGACACGCTGTTTGCGATATGCTGCATCGGGTCCGCTCCGGTAAGCTCCTTCGTGAAGTCCTGTGCCTTCCATGCCATCATCCTCTGAATCAGCATGGCGGTCTGCTTTCCGCCGCTAATCTCCTTCGGCGTGTTGTTCGTGTTACCATCATTGTTGTACGGCTCATAGTCTGCAATGTCCATCGCCTTATAGAATGGCAGTGTGGCAACATTACCCTCAGAACCGATGAGGTTCATGATGGTGCTGTCCTGCTGGAGTATGCCGGATGCAATGATTGCATTGCTCCATGTAGGCTGCTCCGACATATAATCAGCAAATACTTCCGGGTCAAATGCAAACCCTCCAAATGTACCTGTTCTTGGCATGATTCATTATCCTTTCATACTGTTATAGAGTTCCGGGTTGCTGTTCTTGAGCGCAATCCTCTCGTCAAGGCTCATTCCCTTCCAATCCGCTTTTGTTAATGTTCCTGCGCTTCCGCTTTTGCCGGCCGGGGCCGTGAACCTCGCCATGTTCTGCTGTGCCTGCTGCTGCGCATCATCAACAAATGCCGAAGCATCTTTTTCTTTCATTTGAGATAAAAGGTCATTCAGCCCCAGGATTTTACCATCTTTTAGCTTTAAATCGGCCTTTTTTACTTCTGCCATAATTGCACGTTTAGCTGCGTCGCTGGAAAATTTAATACCTTCAAATTCTGTCTTAAGCGCATCTGCGAAATCACGTTCATAAAGCTGTGCCTGGGCGTTTTTTTCGGCTTCTGTAGCTTTCTGTTTCCAGTCAGACAGTTCCTTCTGCATTGTCTCCAGGTCAACCCCTTCAAATCCTTTCAACGTTGTTTCTGCTGCCTCTGCTTTTTCTTTCCAGGTATCCCGTTCAGATGTCAGATTGTCATTTTCTTTCTGCAACTTTTTAAGGTCTTTCCCATTTTCAGCCATGACAAAAGATATCTGTTCCTCTGTCAATCCCTGTGACTTTAATTCTTCGGTTTTCATTGATGATTCTCCTTTTCCGTTATTAGGTTATTTGTAGGTGTGTAACCGTCCACCAACGGTTTGCCATTTTGTAGGACTTGGCGTGTCCGAAACTGAGGCTGCTGGATTCGAACCAGCGTAAAGAGTGTTCCTTCTCTGCCGGGGTCAAAGCCCGGTGCCTTAACCGCTTGGCGAAGCCTCATTAAGCAGTTCCCGCTTAGATTATCACACCATCATCATTCAGCTATGGCCCATTCAAACTTTTACTGTACTCCGGCAGTTTTCAGCAGGAATTGTCATTCTCTGTGAGGTGTTCTGCGTACTCTCACATCATCCGGGAGCGACCCGGCCACATCGGGAAAAGAGGAATTGAACCCCTGACACACGGCTTATAAGGCCGCTGCTCTGCTATCAGAGCTATTTCCCGTTTTCAATTTTATATTTTCAATTTGATGCACATGCCGGAAATTGCGTCCGCTTTTCAACCTCCAGGCTGTTTACTCTATGAGCTAGGACCTGTTTCTGTTAAGGACATGTGCTATAGGAGGGAGGTTCAAATATAGTAAAAAGCCATGCAAACTACATTGCTGTAATCTGTATGGCTCTGCGACTGGCGACTGGCTCTATTTAATGCTTTGCATTCTTTTTATTTTACTTCCATATATATCCATAACAGTTGTATTCCTGCACTTTGGGCAAAACACAGGTAAATTCTTGGCTTCTGTATCTTTTCTTATTTTTGTCCTGGTCTTATTGTTACATATAGGGCAGTATACCCAACCGTTTTTTACCATGCTTTAGTCCTTTCTGTTTATTCCTACTCTCATTTTAACTTATTCGCAAAAAATAATCGTCCCCACATTTTAATATTGCCCCTTGACACGCCACGCAATGCGTGGTAAAATAAATACATAAGATAAAGGATGGGGGAAATAAAAAATGATGAAGCGAGCAGATAATACAAAGGAAATGAGAAACGAGCTGAACGGATATAATATCCTTGTAGACCGGGCCGACTGCCATAAAATCATTGCTTTTATGTTTACCCAAGAAATGACTGGAACTGAGAAACAGGTGGCATATGCAAAAGATATTCTGTCCCAGAAGGTTTTTAAAACAGACGAGATGGCTGGAATGATGATGTCCAATGGCAAAATGGATGCACAGAGTTATACAGCCGGAATTGACAGCCTTATCAGCCAGTTAGAGAAAATGACAGATGCCAAATACATAATAGAACATGTTAAATAAGGAGGGATTTATGAACGGAATTAAAGAGTACCGTACGAAAGCGCACATGTCACAATCTGATTTATCTGATTACCTTGGTATACCTAAAAGGACCATAGAGGATTGGGAGGCCGGGAAACGGAACCCGGCTCCCTGGGCCGAAGAATTAATCATCAGACAATTGGAGGAGCTTATTCATCCATGTCTAATGAAAAAACTTTTAAATAAGTTTTCAGATTTGGCCTATGAGAAATTGTTACCGGAAAATTACAATGTGTTTTCTGATTCCCGCAACTTTTCCCATGATGATTATTTTAAAATTATACATGACGAAATGGAAAAAATAGGAGTTGAGGACAGCGATTATGAGTACTGTCCAAAGAGCATAGACCCCAATTACCTGGAAAATGTGCGGGCAGGACGCGAGGTACACGAAACCATATTGTAAGGAGGAGAAAAAATGAAAACATTTAAAGGATACATAAATTATGGATGTTTGGCCGCAGAAAAACATCCGGTATTTACTGAGGGCAATCCTCATCCAACAGCAGTAGAAAGCGAACCAATAGAATACACAGTGCCAGAAGGATGGGGATGTGACGAGACAGAGGCCGGCATTGTGTTGACGGCTCCGTGGGGTTGGACTTATACACCAAACGAGCTGCTTCAAGGGAAAGAATCACCCTGTCTATGTGCAATCAATAATGAAGAAAAAGAAATCCATATTATGTTAGATTGGAATCATATTTAAAGGAGAGAAAACAAATTTTTTTGGTAATACATTTTCAAAAGCGGTGAGATTATTCCCACCGCTTTTTGTTACATCATATTACGCAACTTTTCGATATATCTTTTCATGGTTTCCCGTTCCTCGCGGCAATCAGCATCTTTTGACATTTCGCCTAATTCTTCTGTCAGTTCGTCCATATGCTCTTCCAGGGCTGCAAGCATACGCCGCTTGCAATCTTCATCTTTCCCGCCGCTTCTGTAGCTCTGCTTCTGATTCATGTAGTCGTCATAGGCCGGTCCAGTGGCGCGACTGTAATGACCTCTGACGTAATGCTTTCCACGTGTGCCGCGATAAGAACTGTCATTATCATAGTCCTGTGACATTCCATCAGCACGGCTATAACGTCCCATGCTGTCGCGTTTGCGGCGCGCTTCGCTGTATTCTCCGCCATCCATTTCGTCCATTACCTGATTGTAGTACTCTTTTTTGCACTTCCAGTACTCCACATTCTCCATGTCTTTCCACATGTCTATCAGTTTGTATGCGGTTTCAAGGTTGCTAGTGTTCAGGCCCTTTTCCGCAATCTTATCCAGTTCTTCATGGATATTCTGCATCATCTTATAGCTCATAGCCTTACCCCCTTAACCTATTCTGCTAACAACAAGGTTAGCGTCTGATACTGTCGCTGCTGTGGCTCCAACGTTTTTTACTGATAGGGTAGCACAACATGGTTTGCACACCCTTACTTCTACGGTTGCCGCTCCATTGATTGTTGCGCCGGCGGCAACCGTGTTCTGGATTCTTGCACCGGGAATGCCTTCGCCGTCCTGCTGTACTTCAAAAATAACGTCACCTGCTGCGGCTGTGGAAAAGTTTCCATTAAATCCTACGCGGTACAGGCCAGGAAGCAAAACTACCCTACCAGAGAGTGCCTCATGCCTTATATTTGGACAATTGCAAGAATATATCCTGTTTGCAGCAAACAGAACGCTTGCATTGACTGCAACAGTCTGTGTCCCAGCAGTTACAAAATCTGCCATAATAAATCCTCCTTATATGCACAGAAGGGCAAGCTTATGCCTACCCTTCCATGTGTGTAATACTACTGTTCAGTAGACATGTCCTTTTCGGACAAGATACGCAATATGCGGTTGTTTTGGTCGATAATCTTTTCCATGTATTCCTTATTCTCCTGTTGCAATGCTTCCATAATATCATTATTTGACACATCACCAACAATCAAAAGCAAATTTATCATTTGCAATGCAGTTGCATACAGAGCAAGATTATCGTAAAACTGTTCGTTTCTCATTAGCACCCGCATCCAGTATTGCATCCACAACCACAGTTAGAGGCATATGGATATGGCGCTGGAACCGTATAAGCCGGTACAGGCTGCGGCTGACGAAGCTGTGCAACGATTGAGTTACCAACTGCATCAATAAATCCGTTCTGGGCAGTCTGGCTTGCCTGGAATCTAAGGGTTTGATTCTCCGCCTGTAAGGTAGAAATCTTATCCTGAGTTAAGAAGTCAAGAATAGCTCTTGTATTGCTGTTGTTGTTGTCCAGAATATCCCTAGTTGCGGTCTGAATGGTGTTTCTGGTATCGCATGACTGTGTAGCTAGGTTATAATTTACACCATCAATTGCGCGCTGTGTCTGGCAGCAGCAATCATGGAGCTGATAGCCCATCTGGCATAAGCTACGGTCCACTCCGCTGAAACCGCTGGTAATGGTGTTGTTCAGCGCATACGTGCTATCACAAATGCCCTGCTGAATACCCCTTATACCATTTTCGATTCCGTTGAGGGCAAATCCCTCATTGATGTCTGCACGTGTTGCTAATCCCTGCAATCCTGCACCTCCTGCTCCATTGTTTCCAAAGCCGTTTCCATTGCCCCAGCCACAGAAAACAAATAAGAACAGTATAATAATCCACCATGCGCCGCCATCTCCAAAGCCATCATTGTTGCGGTTTGTTCCTCCTGTAGCGGCGGCAATGTCTGCTAAACTATAGCCTGAATCCATAATTGTCTACTCCTTTAAAATATATTTACAAAATCATGCGCATTGATTTATGTACTATTTTTTCATGTTATTAAGCATCTGCTGAAACTGCCGGGCCATTTGTTGGGCCTGGTCTAATTGCCGCTGAGTTATCTGGCCGGACTGTAGCATCTTCTGTACTTCTTCTTGAGGGTTTCCCTTGAAATTGTTTTTAAACTCCATAAATTTCTGTATCATCTGCATGGGGTTGTTTCCTCCGCCCATCCCAGGAATCATTCCTCCCATTGGGCTACCTCCACCCATTCCACCTAACATGTTAAATAATGGATTCATATATTACTTCCCCTTTCCTGTTGGTGCTGTACTGGTTTCTAAAAGTCCATATAATTCATCATATTTTGCCTTTAAATCCTGATACTCATTTCTGGTAACATACTTTTCATCCAGATTTTCAGCCGATGTAGATTCCTTTTTCCGTCCATTAACAATCTCTTTATATTCAAAAGTGCGGAGTGTTGGCATACCTGCTGCATCTGTTGTTTTAATATAAAAGTACTCATTTTCGCTATCCATCAGTAATATGGATGTGCTTGGCGCTACTAAATACGACTTTGCCCCGGCTTCACCCTGCACCCATAATATTCCCTGGTTGGTCTGCGGGACCTGTGAAACCTGCGTCTGTTGCGGCATTTGGTATGGTGCCTGTAGCTGCTGCAATCGGTCCATAGGTGGTTGCATCTGTGGCTGATAAGGATATGCGTTTGGATATGTATTCAGATAGTTTGGATTGATAAATGGTTGCGGCATTATATCCCCTCCGTTCTTTTATAATCCAATTATCCCATAAAAAATAAGCCCTTGACAGGTCGTCAAAGACTTATAAAAGTATCACGCAAGTATCAACATAATCGGATTATTTTGTTGTTTACTTTTCTGCTCAATCTCTTTGCTGTGGATACACTTACATTCATTAATTCAGCGCAATACTCCAAAGGATAGTTCTTGGCCCGGTACTCAAACAGTGCCCGTTCTTCATCCGTAAAGTTACAATATGTACGAAAATAGTTTAGTTCTGGCACTGTAAAGTCATATACCTTCAACGCAACGCTCCTTAAATACCTTCTGACAAATGCTTTATCATAGCTTCTTTGGTTTTTTTTAAACCCTCTATGTTGTTACCGGTTATACGATTATCAATTAATGCTATCATTCCTTGGCATAAAAGAGATTGCATATCTCTTATTTCTTTGATAGATTTATAATCATTTTCCACATTTATTTCTAATTTATCCACTCGATTTTTTAGCTTAAATGCCGGATGCAACAATTTGTATATTACGGCTCCTGCGCCTCCAAGAGTAATAAGCCAACCGCATACAACCATAATAGAGTTTAATGTTTCCATAAATTATCGCCTTTCCCAGTAGTATATTGGTATTTCTTGACCGCTGTCCCATGTGTCCCAGTAAAATCCATCCACAACCGTTACCACATGACCATCAAGCCCAAGAACAAATACTCCGTTTTGGTGGTCTGCCGAAAATTCTTCCACGGTATAATCTTCTGGATATTCGTCTGGTATAATGTTTCTCCGAAACCCGTTGCGCCTGAGATATGTCCCCCACACGCTGTTAGCTGACGGCATATCTGATTTCTCGCACGCCACCACCATAACGCCAGCAAAGGCGGTTTCCCAATCCTGTCCGGTTGCTTTGCAGATTGCACGTATGGCACAGTCGCCTACACGCTGATTACGGACTGGGTTAGGGTTATATGGTTTCCATCTATTCAAATTCATTCCCCTTTCGCATTTTGATACCGTCTCGCCGCCCCTCTGGCCTTTGCAGCCTGTTCACGGCTCCAGCGGGCAATCTGTAATCTCTCTGACTGAGTTCTAAGGTTATTCTCCTTACAAAACTCGTTATATGCCTTATACTGCTTGGATAGCAAGTAGGATTTCCGGTCAAGCGCCTGCTGTAGCTCAAACTTTGCCGCCTTGTCCTGGCATTTCTCTACGGCCTCTTGCAGGCCCATAACCTCGCGCTTGGTCTTGCGGATGCGGCGTTCAAGCGTTCGCTGGCGTTGCTCTTTTTCGTACTGATTTCGATTTTCCTCTGTGTCTATTGGGTCATACGGATTATTTTCTCCATCACCTGGTCCAAAACTATGCCTACAATTTACTCCGCACAATCCAGTAATATCTCCATATCCTGTAGAGTAATAGAAATCCGGGAATCTATGTCCATATTGCGGGAGACTGTAGAATTTTCCTTGCCAAAGTTCATGATTCTCTGGTATCCCCCCAACATTTCTTGCGCCCACATGCGCCGACACCAGCACAACTTCCCACTTCATTTCTACCATTCTTGCCAGCGTAATTTCCGCCGTAGCCTGTGCTATACCAGTCCGTACCGCTCGTGCTGTAGCTGTCTCTATCGTGTCATTTCTTATATCTCCAGTATTTTTACTTCTATATTGAACAAGTGTAATACCCCCACTGGCCACATTTTCTACGGCCTCTTTAACTGCTTGTGTGTAAGATGTTGCTCCACTCATAACTTTGTTATAGGCCATATCGCACTCGTTAATAAATAATCTTTGAGCAGATTGCGCGGTTGTCCTAGTGTAGTTTTTCCATTCCCCTAATGTTGCCAGGTAATTGCGTTCCATCAGCCGAATAAGGGCCGGGGATTGCGTCAGGGGCATAGGAGACAGGCCGGCGGCCTCGTATATTCTGTGGTCGTATTCCAGAGCTTTTATCCCGGCCTCCTCCATAGCCGCTTTAATCTCTTTCTCCTGCCTCTTGGTGTACTTGGATAACTCTGCTGTTATATCCTCCAGCAGATACCCTGCGTCCTGCAATACATGTATGCGCCATCGGTCAGATGAGGTGAGCAGGCAATCATCGCCGCGGCCTATGCGTATCATCATGCGGTCTATTATCTGACGAATAATGTATGTATGGAGTTGTGAGGCTATTTCTTCGCTTCCTTCTGCGATTCTTGCAAGGTAATCAGGGCTTAACATTTACCCTTCCTTCTTTCCCTTATGCTTAATCGACCATTCAAACACTTTCGGGGCAAATGGACCAAGTGGTATATTGAATACTATCCAAATTAATAAGCTTCTCAATTTATTCCTCCTCAAACATCCTAGGTCCATCCTTCGGCTGTGCTTCCTTTACCATAGCTTTTGCATCTTCTTCAGATAATCCCTCAAACTTCTGGAAATACATCCAGGGTGGTACCTTCCCCTGCACAACATACTGCCACCATCTTGCCCGGTCCTCTTCACGGTTGTATGTAATGTCCCCAAAATCATATGTTATTTCGTAGTTTCCGGCTGGTGCCAGTCCGTACAGGTCAGCATATACATTGAGCGCATATATTGCGCCATCAAGGCAACTTTCCAATTTGTCGCGCACATCCTTGATTAGCTGTATGGTTCTCCTGTCGTCAGCCTCTACCTGTGTAGCTGTGACCATTCCTGTTTTTTCATCAAGCACAAAATACCCATTGGAATATCCACACTTAAATCCCACAAATGAGAGTAGGTTGTTTATTCCGGTAATTCTGATATCAGTATTCAACGATGGAACAATCTCCTGATAGAAAGACTCTGTTCCATTTCCAAATACATTTTTAACATAATGAGGAAGCTTTTCATTGCTCATGCCAGCATAACGGCCTTTAATGTTTGTACCGCTTCCAAACATCAGCTGGTCGTCTGCCAATATAATCTTCTCACTGTCAAATATTTCACCCACGTTTCGGCTGTATGCTATATCAAGGTCCTTTAATTCTTCTATGGCCTCGGCATATATTGGTAATCCCAAAGGTGATGAAATATCTAAATTATTAGCCTGTGGAGTGCGGAGTATGCCAAACATGGGACCATCTATTTTCTCATTGTTTGCTTTAAGTATGGGTGGAGTCTCTGGAAGTAAGTCGGACCACTTAGTCCTGTTTAATGCTATCGGGTCCCCCACACTTTTTGCGGAGTGAGACACATAGGCTCTATTGGATATGTAATATGGGTAATAGGTGTTTTCTCCATCCTTGACCTCGACAAACCTATGATACTCAAATCGGGTATAATACTTGTCGTTCTCGCTGTAGCTATCCTTAAATACGATTCCATATATACCTTCATTGTCGCAGTCTGTAATGATAAAATCCATAGGTGTGAATATGTCCAGTCCCTTACCATTTGGCTTAAGGATGATTGTGCCGTAGGCCATACCATATTCTACCCAGTGCCTAATCTGGAAATATATCTTATCAATCTGCTCCTGGAGCCATGCAGCCCGCGAACTCCCATCAATCTGTATTCCGATTGCCAAAGTAGCAAGTCGGGCCGTCTCGGAGCATATAGCCTTTGCAAAATTGATTGTCTTAACGTTATCGTCAGCATTCACCCAATAGGGAGTACCCCGGTAGATATTGGCGCACTCTGCAATCTTGCTTTCCATCTCCGGGGATACCACTGACTCAACGTTAAAATCTTCCTCTGCCTGTCGCTTGAATATCATTCCTATCACCTTTTTAGCCCATTTTATTAGTCCCATTTACTCACCTGTATTTTGCACAATTTTCAATATAGCTTAAAGGCAACAATACCAATTGTTCCTTTAATATCTGTCTCTGCAATCCTTTAGGTGTATAGACGCAGTTTGATGTTAGTTCATTTATTCCTTGGCGTATAACACATTCTTCTGTGTATGAATGACCAGGGGAAATATCAACATACTTTTTTAGAAATTGTCCTATTCGCTTTTTGCTATATTCTGTCATGCGCTGTTCCCCCTTCTCATTGATAATTGGCTTATGGCATAGCACCCCAGTATTTCACTTCTCCCTTTCTTCGTGCCTCGGCAGCTTCTTCTGCTGTATCATATCTCCCCAAATCCATACGTCTGCTATTAACGTATATCAAAGCTCGATATTTTCCCCTATCTGCCTCATAATGTACGCCATTATACCCGGTTCTATTCGTCCTCTGTTTTCGCTTGTTTCTGGCCTGTTCTGTTTCCGTAGCCCAATGACAGTTTTCAGGGCAATAATCTCCGTTTGTATCTTTTCTGTCAATGCTCAAATTATCAGTATATCCATTTTGCAAGGCCCATTGAATAAATTCCATTGAGTTGTTATTCCATCCCTCACAGACCTTTATTCCTCTACCACCATAATTATCATAATCCTTGTCATTCGGGTTATTGCATCTCTGACGGATACCCTGCCATATTTTATATATCCTTGGATAATTTTTCTTTGCCCCACTACGCACTGTGTCCCCTTCTCATAGCCATAGGAGAAATGCTATACCGTAAGGCATCTATCCAGTGGTCATTTCCGTCTGGATAATCTGCAATCACTTCTCCGTTGCTATCAATCTCATGCTCATACTCTATAATCTCTTTGTATGCCCTTGGCGTTCTGGCTGGGTCTATGACGATTGTACGACACTGTAGCCATTCATACGTATATTTCCTACTCCCAGGCGTTACAATAGCACTACGGGCTGGAATACCAGCGTCACGAAGGTCAACAATACTTTCCTTCTCGTCCACTCCACACATAAGAGTATAATCATCGTATCCTTTTTCCTGTATCATGCGAGCCATATCAGAGTTTCTAATCTTGCACCCGCCTAATTCATCTAATAACACAATTTTTTCTTTATTTGCTACATAGGCTGCCCGAATAAATGCTTTAGGGTCAGGCCACCACCCAAAATCCTGACCTTGATATATAGATTGATAGCTCTGTATTTCTTCATCCGTGATTGTTCTAATCTCCAGCATATCAAATATATTTGTGCCAAGCCCAACCGGCAAACCTAAATACTCATGATTATATGCCCGCTCATTGGTGGCTTTAAGATGTTCAGCACGCTCAATAAACATTTCTCCCAGCCATTCAATCGACACAGAACGGTAATCGCTTTTATGCCTATACGCGCTATCGTCTGGAGTATTCACATACTGATTAGCCCAGTTGCTTTGACTGATAGGCGGGTTGAAGGATTTAAATACAACAAACTTGCTGCCACCACGCAATACTGACTGCTCAACAGTTCGTATTTCTTCCGGTCCTGCAAATTCGTCCAGTTCCTCGAACCATAGATATTTAAAGTATCCTTTACTGGCTTTTATAGATTTTGTTTTCTTTGCCTTGTCAAGTCCACGGAATATTATTTTTTGTCCTGTCGGCTTATAAACAAATCGGTATGGACTTGTACGGGATTCCCATAAGTCTGTTACACCCAATGCATCTATGGCCCACTGTATCTGCTCAAAGACTGATTCTCCAATGGTTACGGCATATTTACGGAATATAACAGCATTGGCCTCTGGGTCGTCCATCATACCTAGCACAATCTCCGCTGATATAAAAGAGGACTTCGCGGAACCTCGCCCGCCGTACAGGTCGTAATATGAATGATTACCGTCCAGAATATCCCAGTGAACGTCATAGAAGGATGGTGCGATTACGTCAGTCAGTTTAACAATTTCACCCACACTCTTTGTTCTACCTTTCTTCCTTTGGTATATCATTCAAAATAGTAATACCCTCTGTGTTATCTCCCCTTTTAGTGTTATCCATAAACTTATCAACCACAATTCCCATAGCTGTTGCAATTTGTGAAATAGTAGCGTTTTCTAATTTCTTTGGGTCTGCTAACTTCTTTAAATATTCATCAATGATTCCCTGCGCCTGTTCTTTTCGGGAATCCATATAAGCTAACATGTCCGCTGTGTTCTGTTCCTTTTTTTGTTTGCATTTTTGTGCAATATCTGCATTTTGTGTGCATATTTTTTTGACTGTGTTCAGCGCCACTCCAAATCTCTTTGCTGTAGCATTGTAGCTTCCAGTCTCTACATAATCAGCAATAATATCTTTTTTCTGCTTATCCGTCAGTCTGGAAGCCACAATCACCACCCCTTATTCTTTGTGCTTCACACGGTATAATAGTCCTATACTAATTTTACCATGTTCGGGTCGGTCAAACCGTCCCCACATTTAAGCGTATCCATTGTTTCTACTTAATTCCACCCTTTGCCTTATCGTTATTGTGAATACTTGACTGTACCAAATATCTGTGCTTTATGCGCTTCTGCCCTAAGACAACTTTTTGTTTCGTGACAGTACAGCCTGCATTCATCTTCATAACAATCAGCAAATGTATCAAAGGTTTTTTCTGTTTCAACCGTTTTGATTAAATTTGTTTCTTTACGATATGGGCATTTCATTTTTTTATTTCCTCCATTTTCTCCGCAATGTTTTCAAGCATTACCATATCTTCACCGGTTAATTTATTACTGGCTTCTATAACCAACCTTAAGGCATATAAAAACTCTGTTACCCGTATAGTGCTATTAGTATTAATCATCCTTTCCACCTCCCAAACAATGTCATTAACCGCCTATATTCATCCAGCGTTTTTCTTTGATATCCGTAAAAATCATCCCGCTTAATTGGTATATTCTTTCGCTTGCTCAGCTTGTCATATCCGATATTACTAACAAGGCTTTCGTATATCTCCACCTCCAGGCCAGGAGCGGATGATATGGCGCACTGGAACAATGTAAGCTTATCTTCTACGCTGGCGGTCTGGCAGTATTCTTTTATGCGTTTGGCTTCATCCTCCGTAATTCCATAATCACTATAGTTCTTGTCCCTGGTCCTCATAGCCCTCCTTCCTACACATTAACCCTTTCCCTTATTGAACGAAGAGTACGCGGGTTAGACTGTGCATAATAACGTGCCGTAACTCCTGGGTCAGCATGTCCCATAATTTCCTGTATGGTCCCAATATCAACTCCTCTGTTTTTTAGATTCATCCCCAGCGTCTTTCGTGACTTATGCGGATATACCCGACATGTTAAGCCGGCTCTTTTCCTTATGGTTTTCAATATCGCCCGAAATCCACAAGTAGTCATTTTTCCATACGGTTTTCTGGAGCGCGGGAACATATATAGGCAATCATCTTTCCTGCTGTCCAAATACAGGCCATAATAATGCCGCGCATCATCATCCAGATAGATAGTCCGATATCTTCCGCTTTTCTCTCCCTGAATCCAAATATCGCCGGTTCCCATGTCTATCTGGTTCAGAGTTATTTCCGCAATCTCCCCTATCCTGGCCCCCGTACTGCGCAACACCTCCAGCAATGCCCTCTCTCGGATATTTTTGCACGCATCCCTTAACCTTGCTGATTCTTCTGGACTGTAGTAATCAATCGGTTTAATTGGTACTTTCTTTGCTGGTATAGACTCTACCGGATTATCTGCAATAAGCTTTTCAAGGCGCATCCATGTAAAGAATGCCGACAGAAAACGGCGCTCGTTATTATAGGTACTGGGCTGATTTTTCTTTCCTCCACTGGACACATTTCTGATTTCATACCGCGATAAATACCAATCAATATCAGTGGTGTCCATCTGGTCCAGTGATTTTGTGCTTATCTCTGTCAGCAATCTTCGTATGGAATTAAGATAGTTTTCTTTGGTTCCTCGTGCCAAATCACGCTTTTTTATCAAGAATAACTGTATTATGTACTGATTACTCTGGCTTATATCATCCTTTCTTTCTGCTGGAAGTGTAGTTATTTCCTCCATATTCACCCTTACTAATTCCTGCTGCATTACATTTTGAAGAATGGTAAGAGTCTGCTGCTCCATGATATATAAGGACATTGCTACCAGTACATTGTTGATTATTTCAGCTTTTATTGTCTGTGTACTCATAATTATATCCTCCTCATTCGTATTGATTTTCACGTCTGAGTAAGGTATAATATACTCAGACGTATTTACGGGAGCGGTGGAATCATCTTGGCGGGTGACCACCGCTCAGTTTTTATTCTGTGCATATAATTTTTCCTCAATTTGTTTTTTCTTATGTTTAGAAAATATCAGTTTTGTGGCTTAAACTTAAATGCATGACCTATTCCGATTCCATATCTTCCGAATACCAATGCTTTTCCATATTCTGCATTCCATATTTCTATGTATTTCTTTGGATTTGTATGTTCGGCTTTGGTAATCCATATAAAAGCAAACTTCCAAACCCACAAAATATAAAAATCTCTCCATTTTACTTTAAAAATAAAAGGATGTTTCCTATCAATCATAACGTTCCTCCGGTTATCCCAGAAATTCTAATCTAGTAACGGAAGCATAGGCGGCATCTGGCCGGTTTGGTATGCCTCTGCAATCTGCGGTGCCATCCACTCCCCGGCCGTCTGGCCATCCGGTAGCACGATGTCATACAAAAATTCTCGTTCCACTGTGCTAATTCCAGCTTCCACTGCCTCCAGTTTCGCTTTGATAATTAGATACAATGCCCGCCACCGGCTCCGGCAGGCTTGCTCCCAAGCGGTATGCGCCGCCGCCTCTGTCCGGCGTTGCCCACGGCCGGGCGTGTACCAGTATTCCCGCGCTGATTTGTCCGGCAGAGGAAGAAGAAACTTAATTTGGCGGCCGGACATTGAAAAGCCTATTACCGCCAAGTTATCCTTGTATCCGCTTACGAACTGACTAGCTCCATACTTCTGTACTAATTCCTCTATATCTGCCTTGGTTCGTGCAACCGAAATAGAAGTTTTTTCCGCATATGCCATTTTCACACCTTCTTTCTTAGATTTCCTAATCTTGTTGATATACAATTCTTCCAACACCTTCACGCTTTTTATAACAAAATTTCGTTCCCTCCACCTGCGCATAGCTGTGTGGAATCGGCTGCTTAATATGCTTTTGATTTCTTTCACAGCGCAGATAACCACAATTCTGTTTCGTGCAGTATGTAATATCCTCCGTCATACTCATCCTCCCAGAAATTTACGTTAATGCCCACAGTACTACCATGCAAAAAATCCACAGTACTTTTATTGCAGATAGCAACGTTTTACTATTGATGGATATAGTTAATCCCCATGTGAACATCATCGCGGCTAATGCTAATGACTGGGGAGTTGTAATATATTCTTTAATCACTTTTTATCCTCCAAATTTCATTTTGCAATTATGCTGCTTTTTTCTTATACCAGCCTCTCCATTTCTCTGCCATATTGCACAGAAGCCCGCAGCCCCAACTGGTTCCCGGAATGAGTTTACTTTTTCCATTCCTCTCCGTCTGGATGCTTCGGAGGATATGCCCAATAGCAGAATACCGTATTGGCCGATGCGGGATATATCCCACATTGAAATCCTCTTAAAACACTCCAATGTCCCATAACCACATCATTAAGATTATTGTGTCGAATTGCCAATAATACATATCCTGAATTTTTAGGCAGTTCTGACATCGGATGAAATTCAATTTCTCGTCTTATCATGTCTTTAACCTTTCAAAATGTTAATATTTTAGTTTGGTTCATCATGATATTTCAATGCCTGGCCGCAAGTTGGACAGAAATAATCATCATCCTCAACCACATCTGAATCACATACCGGACAGAGGCACTCTGCTTCATCACCAGCTGAATAATATGATTGATATGCTGGTGTCCACACCACCATTCTCGGCTCGCTTTTGTCTTTTAAATACTGGACTTCTCCTGGCGTCAGGCCGGTATCCTCATAGGCTTTCAGCTTTTCTTTCTGTTGCAGCATGATTGCCTTCACCCGTTGCAGTACCGACAACGTAAAAGTATTATCCCGTTCCGCGTTGGACTTTATTGCAGCATCCAGCTCTATGATGTCTTTTTCAAAATCTCTTTCCATCCAGGCTCCTTTCTCCGGTTCTCCCAGAAATGTTAATTCTCTTTATGAAACTCTTTGATAATATCCAATGGAATATAATGCGTGCCAGCATCTCTTCCTGTCCTGATATAATACTTTAGGCACCCATCTTTAACGGTACAATCATCCACGATTTTCTGTTCTGTCTTTCCATCTCTATATTCAATGTTTAAATACATCTTCATCCTCCAAACTGCTATTATCTATTGATGAACCACAAATGCCTAACCTTCTTGCACTTCTCGCAGTAAAATTCATGATAGCTCAAAGCAATGCGAAATCTGGTTCCATGAAATAATACAATTCTCTCTGCCATGCAGATGGATTCCGGGTAATGCGTTTTTATACACTTACTTTTTCGCACCCTGTACCTCCTTTAAATATTAATTTAGTTCTCTCTTCTGTTCCAAGCATCTATGCTTTCTTTTTTATCCATATCCGTTGCAGTTCCATCAGCAAGCACTTTTGCAAAACTCACTCCTGCACCGCAGTTATCACAGCAAAACATATAAAAACCATCTTCATCAAGTTTTACTTCTTTTCCACAAAATGGACATACCTCCAATTCTTCCATTTTTGTTCCTTTCTCTCAGTGATTTGTCAAATAACGATATAGTGGATGTGCGCCAGACCGGAACCCCTGGCCGTATGGTCCTCCATTATCTCTCCATAGGCACATCCGCTGCCGGTCTTACTGGTTGTGCATACACCAGAGCCATGCCAGCTATCTTTACGCAGTCACGGTCCTGCGAATCAGGTACCGGTATGCGCTGCTGCGTTATAAACATTACACGGGCATCTGATATGGACAAGGGCTCCCCAGGTGACACCGATCCATAAACTCCTCCGTTTCGCTGCTCTCCAGGGCCTTAATAGCCATCTCATAAGCCTGTATCTGTTTCTCCGCCTCTGCTATAAAACCTATCTTGTCAGGTATCGTGTTTCCGACAATTCCAGTGCGTACCATTTGCGCCCATCCCTTATCTGTAGTTTGGTAGCGGTATGTATTAATGTGCTCCTGTAATATCGCAATTGCTCCTTGTCTATCTATCATCCATCTACCTCCATGCGCCACTCAACATCCCATTTGATTCTCTGCCCACAGTGTCCACAATATGGATAATTTGAATTGACCCCTTCACCACAAGATGGGCACAATCCGATATTCTCTTTGTCTTTAATAAAACACCTTTCATCCTCTGGTTTTTTTGCTATCTGTTTCTGTAGAGCTGATATGACAGCCTCAACATTTTTCAGTGGTATATTCTTAAATGACTTAACCTCTTGGCATCCCATCAATTTTGCATTTTCAACTACCATTGATAAGTCTTTCACGATTCCTTCTTCAATCATCCCTCTGCCTCCTTATATGGCTCCGGCAATGGCATCCAGGCCAGCACGTCCAGTTTCTCCCACCCATCAGTAAATGATGCTCCGTTCCAAAGTGCCATAATCACACAGTCTGTATTTTTGACAGACACTAAATATAACTCCAACGGTTTGTTATCATATAGCGGATTTTCTTTTGGTTTCTTTGGGAGCCGTTCAGAAGCGGGAATCCACGCATCGCCCAGGCCCGCAATAGCTTCCATTGCACGCCAAACTCCATTAGCCGCTTCCTGGTTATGTTCTTCTCTTTTTATGCGCTCATACAGTATTGCTAATGTGTCGATCGCTTTTTCTTTTTCCAGATATTTTCTCATCTTCTCTTCTCCTTCCCGGCATGCGTCCGAAGTGAATGTTCAGCTCCGTCCGCCGCTTTGTCTTGATTTTGGTTACTAATCTGGCATTCCAAACTGCTTATATGTCGCCGTGAATGTAAATTTTTTTCCACATTTACAGCAGGTTTCTGTTACTTTACAGGTTTTACTTTCATCGTCGCAGTCTATTTCGGTTTTACCTGGCTGGAATCTATGACCACCAGTTAAAAAACAGCATATTCTTTTCATTCCTCTGTCTCCTTCGCTAAATGCATGCCAAATGAGTCAATTGCCTTCATGGCCTCTCCCAAATCATCAAACACCCTTCCATCGTACGAGATATCATCAATCCGGTACCCCAGTTCATCTCCATCGGATGGGGTTGCTACCCTCAAGGTGCAGATATCCGTGCCTTTGTATTCCATTACCTTTGCGTATCTATCATTCAAATGCTTCATTGCATTTCCTCCTCTAAATACGTGTTTGCCTTAGTAGGCCGTCTACAGTAAATTGGACACGCCTCCGTCCCATCATAAGCTGGTCTTAAAAATGCTTTTGTCATAGGGGATGGATTGCGCTCCATATCCTTGATGACAGCCATTCTCTGACGCTCTGAGTTTTCCAAATATTGGCTCTTTACTTTGTTATCCGGCATTTTGCGTTCCCCCTTCTGTGATGTTATCTTGCGTATCCGTATAATGTATCCCTGGAATTGTTATAGTTCTAGGGCATTCTTCTGTGTAGTTAATCAGGCCAATGTCCCTCATATCACGCAAATACCCCCAAATTGTAGAGCTTGACGTATATCCAACCCCCTCTCCTATTTCCCTGGTTGTGGGTGGATAATCATGCTCCAGCATATATCGCTTTACAAACATCAGTATTTTTTTATGTATTTCCTTCAACTCCCCACACCTATCCTCTCATTCCTTCTATAAGCGCTTTCCGATTCTTCTCTGCTATTAATTCCCTGACTGATTCTTCCGGGAATGACAGTTGGAAGGTACGCTCCTTGATTCTATTGGTTATCCTGTCATCATATCGCAAGTCCTGCAGGCTTAGATTGCTGGTATACATCGTTATCAGCTTGTCCTGGTACCGTCCATTGATGATGCTGTAAAACCGTTCTCCTATCCAGTCCTTTGGAATCTCTGTTCCAAAATCATCTATCACCAAGACCTGAACAGTGGATAACGCTCTTAACAAGTCACTCTCGCTTCTGTCCTTATCATCCCATGTAGCTTTAATCTCGTTGATAATCTGCATAGAGCCGGTAAACTTAACCTGCATCCTGTATGTACTGACCATCTCGTTTGCTATGCTTGCGGCCATCCGTGTCTTTCCTGACCCCTTGGTCCCGGAATACAAGTACAGTCCCATCCCGTCCTTCCGCATCATTTCCAAGTTGTCCAGATAGTATTTAATTGCTGCTCCAGTGTTCCTGATTATCTTCTGGCTCTCATTCTTCCGGTATACCCCAAGGTCAAAGGAGCGGATATCCAAGTTTTTAAATGCTTCTGGTATGTTCGCAAATTCAAGCTTCCTGTCTGCTATCTGTCGTTCTATCAGCCCACAATCGCATCTGTATCCGTTTTCCCGGCCTTCCTCGTCACACCAGTACACCCACCCTGTACCGTGACATATGGGACAAACATCAGAATCCGGTAAATCCTTCCCCAACTCCTTCGAGGTAGTCATCGCAATATGTTTGCGTTCCCCCTGTATTCTGCTGACCATCTCCTGTAATGGGTCCATTTCTATCTCCTTTCAGGTAATCCGCAAACGGCGTATTGGGGCCAAAAAAGGTAGCCGCATGTTTGATATACCGTTCTTCCGTGTGCATACTTTTACAATCATCAGCGTATCTTTTAACTGCTGTTTCCAGCTCGTCCTCTGAAAATCCATCAGATAAGCGCGCCTTATATGCCTTATAGGCTGCTGCTTTCTCTTTTTTTCTCGGGTACGCTTGCCACATCTGTTCAAAACGCACACAATAGTTTTTTTTATCATTTACATTATCATTTACATTATCATTTACATTATCATGTTTTTTTGCTTCGGTTTGCTTTTCAAAAAAACCATTTGCTTTTTTTGATTCTGAACTTTTATCAAATGAAGCACTTCCTTTTGGCCTTCCTCCAAGTTTTCCCGCTTCTCTTCTGGATTCTATCATCTTCTGATACTTCTGATTATCTCTATCAAGCTGAGCCTTGATGAAGCTAAAAGCCATTTGTGTCATTCCATCCATCTGTGGAAGTTCTTTATCCGCTGCATATAACATGATAGCAGTAAATAGATTTCCTCTCTGCTCCATGTTCAATAGTAAAATTTGGTCAATATTTGCTGTATACATTACAAAACTATCTCTCATAATCCGGCTCCAAACATACTAATCTGACCAGGAATACCTTTGTCTTTTTTCTTATTCCGGCTTATAAACAGCTGTGCGCCACGTTCTGCTGCCTTTATGCTCTTAGTCCTATTATTCTGGCTGACAAGCCATTTCTCTGTTTCTTGCCGTCCCTGTGCATCGTCACGGGGTATATAGTAACCTTTCCCTGTTGGCAATGTAAGAATTACTTTATCGTGCCTTAATATCTCAATGGCGGTTCGTATATCTCTATCCGATTCCCCTATCTTGGATACCAATTCATCTCTGTTCAATGCATTCTCTTTCCCTACAAGGAGCGCATTATATACTCTTGCTTGAACTTCTTCACTAACAGTTCGCTTATTCTTCAAATAATCCCTCCTTTCGGGCCGGGTAAAGGAGGTTTGATAGGTCCCGGCCCAGGGTCAGAAAGTATATCATGACATATCAGCATTCTGACCAGTACTCATTTCCGTTGTATGTATCATCCCACAAGGGGGAATAGATACCAAAAATTCTAATTTTGTTCCAAGTCCTTTAAAATAAGGCTCTTTACATATTCATTAAAATTTTTTACTTCTGGCTTTTCTGTGTAAACTCTGTTGCATAAAACATATAGTTCGTTAAAATAGCAGGTAGAAAAGTTTGCTACATTTTGTATTTCTTGTGATTTAATCGCACTTTTGTGGTCCATCCTTTTCACCTCACAATGCTAATACTGTAGATGTCAGTTTTGTGGCATAACGTATTCTGGGTTCTTAAAGTTCCATCCCATGTATGTCATTTCCGAGAATACTTCTGTAGTCCTCAATATATCCGAATACTTACCGCACAGCACTCGCGGTTTTATTGGGGTTCCATCAGGCGTACAAAATATCCTACAGCCCTGCATTTCAATACTATGACCGTTAACCACGGTTCCATCCTGTTTTGTAATTTTCATGTATTCTCCTTAAATTTTAATTTCTTAAATCAAATATACGATTTTCTCTTTCCTGCGCTGTCAAATCGGAAATCATACTTTCCATCTCTATGATTTCCTCATCATTTTCACACTCAGAAAACCAATCCATAATAGTTTCTTGTACTTCCTGTTCACTTCTCATTCTCGCACCTCTAAAATCTTAATTTCTTGATTCATGTACTAATCATCTCCAAATTTAATTCCATATACCTTATATCTACTTTCAAACGCTGTCATACCAATGTTATGTGCTTCTGTATGGTGCTTCCGGCATAGACATATTTTGCGATAATCCGAATCATCAACCTTCCTCCGGTCATTTCCCATGCCGATTGTGTCTACATGGTGTATCTCCCCATCCCGGCCACATATGGCACACTTCCGCAGCTTCAAGCACGCATACAGGTAATGTCCTATGTCATCGGTACGGTTAAGGGCAAAATCCAGCAGCGGTATCCCCTGCTCCAGCGCATAATCCAGCATGGTATTGATAAATTCCCTGGCAGTATCCATAGAGCAATCAGACAGGGAAAAATATCCGCATCCGGTCCGGTTGATGTGTAAATACTTAAGCCATTCTTTCTCAACCTCCGGCACGTTCCCGGAATAGGCGGAGATGTCATTAACTGTGGCATAAATCTTCCTGCGCTGGTCTGCACTTATATGTCTACCATCGTCAAGCCATACACTGCATCTATTCATGTGCTTATCAACGATTGGTTCCATAAGATTTTTTCCAGGAATAAATATCTTTAGATACGTTCCCTCTGGAACAAGCTTGTATGCTATTATGTCTGCTGCCTCATGCATATAATCACCTCTTTGGGTCATTCCATGGTAGTTCACTATCCTGCATATCATTCGGTGGCTGCATTACTAACTCCTTATCTGGATGTTCTTTCAGCTTTTTAATTGTTTCATTTGCCTGGGAATTAGTCATATCATGAATATCAGTCAGTCCATACTTTGATAGCACATTCTTAATCCCTATTCCTGTCCGTTTCAGCTCCAGGAATATTTCATTGATATCAGATTCAGTAATCAAATCTGGACTATTCTGCTTGTTATATTTAGTTCTATCTGAATCCCAATAAACATCAGCACCAATTCCAAGCTGCTTACACGCTACCGATATAGCATCTGTGGTTGCCATTTTATAGCATTCGTCCGAAACATATATGCCGGATTTCTCTTTTGATGCAAACATGCTGCCGCCGTTTCCGGGAATTGGTTTAGACCATTCCCCGTCAACCTTTATGTATAATTCGATATCCACAAAAGCCGCTATCTCATTTCCTGATGTTTCTAACCACTTTCGTGTAGGTATGTAGTACCACCCTATACCACATGGACCGAACTGCTCAGTAAGGACTTTTATGCGCCACATGGGGTTGATATCGGTCATACCACTTGTACGTCCTCCCTTAATGGTTTTCTTGGCGCTATCCGGGACGGAACGGACCTTTTCGTATAAGTCAAGATTTCCCATCTTTTTCCTCCTTCATGAGCGTTCCAACTATATAGATGACAGCCATTTCAAGCTCCTTTCTTGCATCACTTCCAATGCTTAAGTGTGACTGTCTATCTCGGAGATAAGATACCATTGCAGTACCATCAATCATCTTGTGTTCCAGATTCATGTTTTATAACCTCCTTGTAATGCTCTTTATTCCGTCTTGTAGTTTTCTTAATACATTTATCGCATACTTTCCATCTATCCGGGTCAAGGAAACACCCGCAGGAATCACATTTTGAATTATTCATCATGCGTTTTATCCATAGGGACTTTAACCTTCACGCCTCTTAAAATACCGACCAGTACATTACGCTGTGCGTATTCATCGGTATCCAAAAAAACCAAAGCTGCATTTACCCGACCTTCAAGCTCAATAAGCTTTCTATATTCATCAACAGGAATTTCAACCATTCTTTCTTCCATCTTGCAAACCTCCATAATCTCTGATATAATCAGACTGAGTTATTTTTTGTATCCGGTCGTTTAGCTCTGTCAAGCTGACGACCTTTTTTATTGGCTTACCATATCCAGTGTACCGGCTGGCATTCACCATTGCTCCGGCCCGGTTAGTGCCATTCCGGCGGCGGCTCATAATATCACCGCCAGACATATCACCAACAATCCGCTTAAGACCATCACCGCAGCAGTTAAGCCTCGAATAATCATCCGGTCTTTCTGACGCGGGCTTAAGTGTGTTTTACCAACAGGTATGTATTCAAGCTGTTTCACTAAATTTCATCTCCTTTTTGGTCAGCTCCAGAAGTATCTGAAGCTTTTCTATTGTTAGCTTTCCAGGGTTGGCCTTGCGCTCCCTAAATGAGCTTGTACATAATCCTAAGTACTGGGCTAACTCAGAATCATCAAAATTGTTTCTTATCTTGGCTTCTTCTATCAGTACTCGGATGCTGTCCTTTTGCCATTCTGACGGCTTCTTAGATTTCACGACCTCACTTCCTTTCGTTTATACATTCCAGGATAAATTATCTTCTATTATCTCTTTTACATCCACACCAAGAGCATTTGCCATGCGTCCGGCACACACAGGTGTAACTTCCCGCATATTTAAAATAACATTCATACGCGCCCGGCTCACTCCATACCGTTTGGAAAGATTTGTTATAGTCAAAGAATTTCTAGCCAGAGCAATATCAATTTTATCTCTACTAAGTTTCAACTCTTACTACCTCCTATCAACTTTTAAAATACTGGTAAAGCGCTATTGCTATAATTATTAGTATCTCTGCAAAAACAGTGCAAGCTACTCCTGCTAAAAATGGATTGATGTACATCGTTTATCTCCTTCTCTTCCTCTTGATTCCCCGGCTCTTGCCGTTCTTTTTAATCCTGGCTCTCTGTCCCATTCTCTAAGTCTCCTTGTGTTCCTGTATTGATGTTGTTCAGTCCAGTGCCATCCTGGGAAACATAGTCATATGTACCCGCGGTATAAAGCCATGCAGCATTGGTGCCTATCAGCGCCGCCAGTGTTACCAGGAACACTATAAACCAATGCTTTGCATTCCTCTTGCTCTGCTCGATTACCTCTACAGCAAAATACTGCTCCAGCCCTTCCCATGTTGGCTTGTCCTTCTGGTTTTCAATGTTCATAAATATTTTCCTCCTGCGCTTGCGTAATACAGGAGAAAATGGTAAAATATTCCTGTATCCGCATTAGTTTGGGTAATGTGTGATACTGGGGTTATCTGTGTTCGAGACAGGTAGCCCCACTTTTATTTTCTTTCCTTGCTTCTGCGACTTCCTTTATTAAGAAGTCCAGCCACGGATATTTCTCTGATCGCATATGTACAAGTTCATCAAACGATTTATCACTAAGTGATATGCAATCATTATAAAATTGAGTTCCTAATAAAATAGTCTTTCCTCCTTTTTCGCATCTTCCTGCGAAAATCCAATGCTTGTCTTTTTTCTCCCCCTGTCCTATACTGTATTTATAGGCGTTGCCGCGCCAAGTACATAAGAAAGGAGATAATATGTCTGAAAACGCACTGTTGCTTCTTCGTAAAATGGCCAATGAATTTGATAAAACGAAGCGTCAATCTTTTGATTCTGATTTTTATATTGCTTTCTCTGATAGAATTATTAATGAATTAGAATCATATGGATATATCATTTGCCGAAATGATGTTATAGCTTCAATAGAATTAACGTCTGCCGGATACGAAAAGGCAACCAATTAATTCCTAAGAGCCGTCTTGTCGGGCGGCTCTACTCCAATCAGAGTATTTGTTACCCTATCAACCTTACCATCTTCCAAAAATTCAAAATCATTCAAGTTAAAAGACATGGCAATTTCTGGATTCCTACCTGCTTCATGAACATAAGAAACGGATGAAATACCTTTCCCTATAGATTTTCCACATAATTCAAAATAGGTATGTTTTCCATCGCTCACCAATCTAAACTTTGGTCCATTCATCATCTTTCACCTCCTTTAAGAAATACGATTGTTAGAGCGCCTGGAATCATCAAGAAATTTAACAGCCTTTACAATCTGCGCTTTGTTGCATGTAATCGCAACCTTAAACAAGTTAAGAAGCCCAAGGTTATTTTGTAATACTTTACTGATTTCTTCCATTTTCCCTCCTTAAAAACTTGTTGATAAAATACTGCTGACCTTTTCCAGTAACTTTGGTGGTCTTGTTTATTCTTACGGAGCCATCAGGATTATTCACTGTACTTTCCTTCACCTCAAACAATCCTGCCTCCATACTGCGTTGTGTTGGCATATTCCATTCAGAACCATTCCGTTTAATCAGATAGCCATTATCTCTCAACCAAGAAAATAACCTTTTCTGTCCGATATCTACGCCGTTTTGTTTAATCAGCTTCGCCAAGTCACCAATAAGGATTGATGTATGACTAGTTGCCACAGCATCGGCAAATATCTCTTTAGGCTTCATGCGTTGTACATCCTCTAAGAGTACAGTGTTTTGTGATTTTAGTTTGTCAATGGTCTTTCCAGCCATTTTCAAAGCCCTAGCCATGACCTGTTCCGGTGTATTCCATGCTTTCTCTAAGTCAAGGAAATACTGGCGGTACTGTCTGCCTTTTTCGGAACGTTGTATCATACAAATCTGTTTTGCCATGTCTACGGAAATCTCAAAATCTGTTGCCGGCCTACCTCCTGTACTTTCTTCCATTTTTGGAAAAAAGTCTTTTTCAGCTTCAAAACCATACTCACACATACGGTCAAACCATGTCGTGAAGTTGCTCTTAATTTCCAGTCCCTCATGCAACTCTCTTGCCGATACTGTCGGCTGTTCAGCATCGTAATTGATTTTTATAATTTCTTCCATTAAACCTCCTACGCTAAGAAATTAGCTTGTCAATTTTAACTTTTAAATAATCTGCAACTTTCTTTACCTTACTCACTCCCGGGTCCGTATCATTCCATTTGCAAATACTTCCTCTGGAAAAACCTAATTCACTTTCCATTCTAGTTATAGAAATCTTCCTTTTGTCGCATATTTCCTTGACGTTGTTATAAATCAAATAAATCCATCCTCCTTTCTGCTGAAAATATTACGCATTATGTATTGACATTAGGTTGAAAATATTCTATAATTTGAATTACCACAAACAAACTAAATACTATTTTCAACGGCATATTGTCTTTGCGTATTTTTTTCAACGTCATAATTATATTATACGTTATATTTTCAATATGTCAATAGTATTTGCGTATTTTTTTCAACTTTTATTAGAAAGGACGAATATACGTGATTACTTATCAAGATATCAAAAGATTATGTAAGGAAAAGGGAGTAACTGTCACTGGAGCCGAAAAGGCTTTAGGGTTTGCTAAGGGGTCTTTATGCAAAATAGAAACAAGTAAACCCAGTATGGAAAGAGTCAAAAAGATATCAGATTACTTTAATATTCCAATAACTGATTTTTATGATAAGGAGGTAAAAGAACGAAATAAATATTACATCAATGAGGAAACTGCTGCTATTGCCCAGGATATTTTTGAAAATAAGGAGTTGAGATTATTATTTGATGCTGCTAAAGATGCAGAGCCGGAAGATTTAGAAACTGTTCATAGTATGCTTTTAGCTTTGAAAAGAAAGGAACGAGGCAATGTCGATTGACTACAACGTCCAATTGATTAGCTTTCCATCTGGAAAAGTACATGAAGCCGTAACGCCTAATGAGGATGGAACCGTTACTATATTTTTAGATAAAAATGCAACCAGAGAATCTCAAAGACAGAGGTTCTGGCATGTTATGAGGCACTTAGAGGGAAATGATTTTGAAAAAGATGATGTACAAGATATTGAGTCTGATGCACATTACGGAGGATGTTCATGAGCATTAAGGGCGCTTCGCAAGAGTTATTTGTAGGAAAAAAGGATTCTAAAATTATAGACTTGTTTGGAAATTCTACAAAAATTTCTTACTCAGATTTAAAAAAAATTGAGTATTGCTATTTTCAAATTGGCGTAGGTGGTGGATATCTGGATTTTGTTTATGATTCAAATAATGTAAAACGTTTTGACTTTAATCATAAAGCAAATGATAAAATAAGAAGAACTATTGAACTAATACAAGAAAATAATCCAGAATTAGAAATTATTGAACATTCTACTGAAGATTATAAATTCTATCAAAAGGATTGGTTTTATCTTCTAATGCTTTTTATTTGTTGTATGCCTTTAGGTTTGTTTTTAATGTGGTATTACAAAAAAGGCACAAAATCAATGCGAATTATACTTACGGTTTTATTTATAACTTTATGGGGCATTGGGATATTTTCATCATGGCCACGCACTTACAGTTATCACATAACACTGAATGAATATAATCAATGTACTACTGGAATGACATACCAAGAATGTGTAAATATAATTGGTGGAGAAGGAGAACCTATGGCAGAAACTAATATTTTAGACATTAATTCTACCGCATACATATGGTATGGAGATGATTCATCAGGAGCTAATGCAACGATGTATTTTACAAATGGAAAATTGACTTCAAAAGCCCAATTTGGTTTGAAATAAGTAAAAACCGGCCCCTGCGCCAACAGGAACCGGCCTACATACCCGAAGATATGCACTATAATTCGCACCTATATTGTACCATCTTCGGGGCGGCTTTGCAATATTTTTGTGGAGCTGTATTTTTTATACCTATTTTTAGGAAAATCAATGAAGGAGGAAAGAGAAATGACTACAAAAGCCCCGAAAAGAAAAAAGGGAGTACTGCCGTCTGGAAATGTCCGAGTGCAAGTGTATTTGTATACAGATGATAAAGGTAAGCGGCATTACAAAAGCTTTGTTGCCCCATCACGTAAAGAGGCAAAGGAGATGGCTACCAGATGGAAATTAGACATGAAAGATAAACCTATAGAACAATACAATGACCCGGAAGAGGAAGAGGACGAAGATATAACAGTGAGTCAAGCTATCGAACGTTATTTGAGCGTCAAAAAAGGAGTTTTAAGCCCTTCTACGCTTAGAGGGTATGTTGGTATGCAAAGGCAGTATTTTGACGGCGTATTTGGGCGTAAACGGCTCTCAGAGCTATCTAATCCATCTGTACAGATATGGGTAAGTGATTTGGCAGGAAAACAACTGTCTCCCAAGACAGTTAGAAATGCCTATGGACTGTTATCCGCATCATTGGAAATATTTGCGCCTGATTTAACCTTAAAGGTAAAGCTTCCGCAGAAAAAACGCCCCGATTTATATTGCCCTAATGACAATGATATCAAAAAGCTGTTAGACGCTATCAAAGGTACAGATTTAGAGATAGCCGTGTTACTGGCTGCATTTGGCCCACTCAGACGTGGAGAGATAAGCGCCCTTACTGATAAAAATGTAGAAGGTCGTATTATCCATGTAAGAAACAATATGGTCAAGGGGCCAGACAATCAGTGGTACATTAAACAACCCAAAACGGATGACAGCACACGGGACGTAGAAATGCCAGCCTTTGTAATTGACCGGATATCGGGTAAAAAAGGGAAATTAGTTGACATGAACCCGGATTATATCACACATAGATTTGGGCGGGTGCTTAAAAAGATTGATGTACCGCATTTTCGTTTCCATGACCTACGGCATTATGCTGCATCTATTATGCACGCCATAGGTGTACCGGACCAATATATATTGCAGCGGGGAGGATGGGCCAGTGACAATATCATGAAAGCTGTATACAGAAATGTGATTGACCTGGAATCTGTCCGGCAAAATAAAAAAATCAATAAACACTTTGAAAAGTTCATCATGTGATAGAATAGCATATTTTTCGTGTTGCATCGTGTTGCATATATCCTAAATATTATAATTATTTCCTCCGTCTGTCACGGAGGAAGTGCTATCCAAAAACATGAAAAAACCTTGCAAATACGTTGTTTTCTACGTATCTACAAGGTTTTAAGAAAAAGCTGCTGACGGGAATCGGACCCGT